GTACCTATGGTCCGCGACGTAGCGGACAAGCGTCCAGTACAACAAGCAATGCCAGGTTCTTCTGTAGTCTTCCAGATTTACACAGACCTAGCACAAGCAACTGCTCCACTATCAGAGACAGTTGACCCAGATGCAGTAGCACTAGGAAACACTACCCAAGTTTCAGTTACACTGAACGAATACGGTAATGCTTCTCTTGCAACTCGCAAGTTGGAACTATTCTCACTATCAGATGTTGACCCAGCAATCGCTGACATCATCGCATTCAATATGGCTGACTCTCTTGACACAGTTGCGCTACAAGCCCTAACAGGTGGACCAAACGCAATTGCTGAAGTTAACGGTTCTGCTGTATCTACCTTCGCTGGTACATACACCAACGGAACAACAAACAAGTCAATCTTGTCAACCGACGTTATCAAGTCACGTGACATCCGTTTAGCAGTTGCTAAACTACGTGCCAACAAGGCTGTTCCACGTCAAGGCGAATACTACTGGGTTGGTATCCACCCAGAAGTTTCACACGACTTGCGTGCTGAAACAGGTTCAGGCGGATGGCGTGATGACCACAAGTACTCAGAGACAGGTGCTTCTGAGTTCTGGCCAGGAACAATCGGAACCTACGAAGGTGCGATGTTCGTTGAATCTCCACGTATGGCAAACTTCACTGACGGTACAGGTGCTGGTTCAGCATCAGGTACTTTCGGTACTTCTTCATACGTTAATGCTACTGGTGGTGTACGTGTATTCCGTACCCTCGTTGCTGGAAAGCAAGCACTTGCTGAAGCAGTAGCCGAAGAACCACACGTAATCTTCGGACCAGTTGTTGATAAGTTGATGCGTTTCCGTCCAATCGGATGGTACGGCGTTCTAGGATGGGCACGTTACCGTGACGCATCTCTAGTCCGTATTGAAAGCACCTCATCAATACATACTGCATAAATTAACTTAAATAGTTAATCGCTTTAATCAGAAGATTGGGGTTGTCCTTAAACTTGCCAAGTCCGATGTTACAGTCGTCACAAAGCAAGCCACGGACAACTCCAGTCTGATGGTTATGGTCAACTGCTAAACGTTTATTGTTAGAGCCAGTTGACGCAGAACAAATAGCACAAACATTATTTTGTTTAATAAGTAAAACTTCATACTCTTCAAGCGTAATTCCATAATACCTAGCATAAGAATTTTTACGCATATTTGGAATAAGACGTTTTTTATTTTGTTGATACCAGTTAGCACTATAAACAGATTGACAATCTTTACATCTAGAAGCCCTTCCTGAAGAATGGCCTTTGGATTTATGAAAATCATTTAAGGGTTTACTGAGTTGACAATCACAACAAGTTTTTCTATCCATACAGAAAGAGTATCATATGGCATACCAATTCACACCACCAGCGGTTGACGAAAGCCCAGCAGGCTTTGGCCGTTTGATGTGGCGTTACCGTATTGCCCGCGGAGACACTCTTCTTGTTAATGGAAATGCAGTAACTAGACTCCGTACACCTGGCGTGGACCAAACCTTAGAGGCTGACTACTAGTACCTCGGTGGCCACGTATATAACATTACAGACGTTGAACGCACAATTTTAGTTAACGCTGGCTACGGCCAGTACATCACAACCATTTAAGGAGAGACGTGAATCCAGGCAGATACAACATCTCAGTTGTAAAAGGTACTACATTTGCACTTGCTCCTCAATGGTTAATCAATAACCTACCAGTAGACTTAACAGGCTACAGCGCAGATATGCAAGTACGCGACGTAAGCAATAACCTTATTGTTGAACTATCTACAGCCAACGGCAAGATTACCCTTACACCTACTCAAGGTATCGTCAACCTAGCCCTGACTGCTACACAGACAAATGCTTTGGCAGTTGGCAACTATATCTACGGACTTAATCTTACAGACTCAGCAAGTAACGTTTACCAAATTCTAACTGGCAACTTCGTTATCACTTCAAGCGCGGTGCAATAATGTCAGTAGATGTAAACTCAATCTCAGTTGTACAAATCCCAGTTGAAACAAACGTATACAACGTTGGGTCTGTACAACCAATCATTATTGAATTAGGCCCAATCGGCCCACAAGGTATTCAAGGAGCGACAGGTGTCACTGGACCATCTATCACAGGAGCAACAGGAGCAACTGGCTCTACAGGCTCAACTGGAAATACAGGCAGCACAGGTCCTTCAGGACCCACTGGTAACACTGGAGCGTCAGGCACCACAGGTACTACTGGCTCAACAGGTGCTACAGGAAATGCAGGGACTACTGGACCCACAGGGTCAACTGGAGTAACTGGCACTACTGGTGCTAAAGGTAATACAGGTTCAACAGGTAGTACAGGTTCCACTGGTAACACTGGTGCAACAGGTTCAACTGGTAATACAGGAAACACTGGAGCGACTGGACCAACTGGAAGCCAAGGTAACACGGGTGCCACTGGCTCAACAGGATTAACTGGCAATACAGGCCCTACAGGGCCTACAGGAAGCACGGGTAGCACAGGTGCTACAGGTGCTGGTAATACGGGCGCTACGGGCGCTACAGGCCCTACAGGGCCTACTGGAGCAACGGGCAATACAGGTGCTACTGGCACTGGTTATAGCGGAGTTGCTTCCATTTCAACGGTTTCCATAGCGTCAGGCTCTCAAACTTTTGCGCTTATCGCTGGTCAAGGTGCATATCTTGCTGGTGCACGTGTGCGTGCTTTTTATACCGTTGCGCCATCAAACTTTATGGAAGGTTTAATTACTGCCATATCTTCATCTTCAGTAACTATTAACGTAGATACTACTGGTGGTTCAGGTTCTTACAATGTATGGAATTTTAGCATTACTGGTAACCCAGGTTCAACAGGCGCTACTGGACCCACAGGGCCAGCGGGCGCTGACGCGACGGCTTTCCCAGGAATACTATTACTAGGCGGTATGTGATACAATAGCGCAATGGCAAGACTTAAAATCGCTACGTATGCTATAAGCAAGAATGAGATATTACACTGTGAAAGATGGGCGAAGGCTACTGAAGGTAGCGACTATCGTATCGTTGCTGATACTGGTTCTACGGACGGTACACAAGAAAAACTTACGGAACTGGGAATAACAGTACACCAGATTAACGTTAAGCCTTTTAGGTTTGATATGGCTCGCAACGCAGCACTTGCGTTAGTTCCAGAAGATGCGGATGTTTGTTTAATCCTAGATATGGACGAAGTTCCAGAGCCAGATTTCTACGACAAAGTACGTAGGAAATGGAAGCCAGGTTCTGACCTTGGTTGGATATCAATGAAGACTGATGCCAACAAATGGGAAAGAGATAGGCTTCACTCAAGGTTTGGCTGGGTATGGAAATATCCTTGCCACGAAGTAAACGTTTGGTATGAGTCAAGAGAAACTAAAGATTGCGATATACGTAACGCAGTCATAGAACATCTACCAGACAATACAAAGTCTCGCGGACAATATATAGAACTGCTTAAGATGGCAGTCAAAGAGTTTCCAACTGACCCACGTATGTGGACTTATATGTGCAGAGAGTATTTCTTTTATTCTCAATGGCAAGATGTTATAGATGCCGCAACTAAGAAACTTGAATGCGAAGGTTGGGATGTTGAATCCGCAGCAGTCTGCCGATGGGCAGGCGAAGCAGCCCATCAACTGGGCGATGAAGATAATGCAAGAATGTGGTATGACAAGGGCAGAGATATTCTACCCCTGCAAGGTGAGCCGCAATTCGGTGTGGCAATGGATGCTTACCGAAAGAAAGAATGGCAGCGTTGCTTAGACGCTTGTTTGAATGTATTTGAATCTCCCCGTTCAAATCATTACTGCTACGAATCCGCTGTTTGGGATTGGAAAGCCTACGACTTGGCTTCAATTGCTGCTTGGGAATTAAAGCATCTTGATGAAGCAATTGTATTTGCTGAGAATGCAGTCAAGGCTAATGGTCCAGAGAATGAGCGTATCCAACGTAATTTAGATTTATTCAAAGGGGTTAAGAATGGCACTGGGAGATAACTGCAGAAGCGGTTGTACAGAAAAGTCTCACGAAACTTACGTAGAATGTTTGAAAGCATCTAACCTACAAATTAATACAGGTGATGCAGGCAGAGCAGAACATATGACTGCCAAAAAATGGGATAGCGAATTAGCCGCTTACCGCAATGCTAGAGCCGAAGGTATTCAGCCAGCAGGCACAACAATGAAAGCAATCAACGAAGCCAAGGCTGCCAGCGACAAACTAGGTGCAGCATATAACGCTGATGTTATGCCATCAGCAGACAAGATTACCAAGCAGAGTGCTTCGGTACTGAAACACGTAGGGGATATCTAATGGCAGCAGCAAAAAAGGGTATGGGCTTTGCCGCAGCGCAAAAATCAATCTCAAAAAAGTCTGGCGTATCAATGGAACGTGCTGGTGCAATCCTAGCATCTTCAACACGTAAGGCATCACCAGCCGCTAAGAAGGCTAATCCAAATTTGAAGAAAGTCCTACCAGCAAAGAAAGGTAAGTAACTATGTGCAAAGAATGTGGCTGCAACAAGAACGCTAAAGGCGGAACACCAGAAACATTAACAGGCAAGCCAACAAAGTCACCATACGGTGAATACGAAGGCGTCGGCGGTTCTAAGTAATTAACTTTAAGAGAGGATAGCAATGGCTACAAGTTTAACAACTGTTTATCACCTGAATAGGTTGGCAGGCACTATCCTCAATGGCGTGCCACAATATGACTTCAATGGTGCTGCTAACATCTGGGCTTTCAACGTAACGGGTAAAAGATATTCTCGTGGTATTGATGCTCTTAATCAAATCTATGCCTATCGTAATGGTGGTAAGAATTACTACTATGACACACCAGGTGCCTTCAATGCTTTGGCAGGTACAGTCGGTTTGGGCGAGGCTGAAGCAGCATCAAGGATTTCATCGTGACGACATTTATTGATTTAATCAATGAGACTA